ACAGCCGAATCTCTTAATAGTGCCGTATCCAGGAAAGCCTCATTGGCCACCATATTAAGATAGTAGGCATTATAGTGTGTATTATAAGCCAACAAATCAATCAACACAGAAAGACCAGCACCATCAAAGTCATAGTCTGTAAATTCCGATTGTTGATTTAGGAATGTTTTTAAATTGGACTTGATTGTATCAAAATCAAGTTCCGTTACTCTTAAACGGTCTGCCATGTTATCTAATTCTCTCTAAAAAGAAATTAATTGTAATTGGGTTTGCATTATTAATCACGAAAAATTCAAGTGTTACTTTATAACCATTATTATCTGGATCAGCTGAAGCTGTTACTTTTGAAACTTGAACTCTAGGCTCAAAGTTTTCTACCGTTTCAGTAATTTCTCTTTCAATCTGTGCGGCCGTTATGGCATCTACATTTTCAAATAAAAGACGGCGTATATTACTTCCAATTTCTGGTTGAAATGGTCTTTCATAGTGGTTTGTTAGAACCAAATTCTTAACTGAATTAATAATCGCATATTCGTTTTTATGCGTATTAATATCTTTACGGATTGGATGAATGGTAAAATTCAAATCCAAGTCTTTAAAGGATCGTGTTGAGTTTATATCTACTGTAGCCATATTCTATTTATTCAACCTCGGAGGCAGAATTTACATCCGAGCAATCTGTTCCGCCGGTTCTTATATCAGCTGGACATGAAAAGTCTGTTTTACCAGATTGTTTTCTTTCATAGAAGTTACCACCAATCCAACGATGATAGTTACCATTATGTCTTATATTAGAATCACCTTTGATAGTTTCAGTTTTACTACCCACACTTGTGTTAAATGCCCCACCTACGGTAAGATTAAAATTACCAGCAACTTTCCAATTGACATTACCGTCAACATATAAATTAACATTACCTTGAACATAAACCGAATCACTACCAACAATTACACTAAACTTATCTTTTTGTATGCGTTCAGCACGGTCTCCAGCAGGTCCCCATTCAACATATGAACCTGACCTATGGTACAAGTGTATTCTTTCAGAATCTTTTGTGTCATCGAACTCTAGGGCGTGTCCTGATTCACTTTCATATACATTGTTATATGGGTATTTGGCATTGTAATATGGATCTGGTTCTACCCGTGAAGCCTTCTTTGCCTTTTTAAGTGATACAATAGAATCATCTATATTTTCATTTCTTGCCAAGCGTGAAGTTGTTGGTTCATCAAGTTTTCTTGGATAAACTGTTTGTGTTTCATTTGGTTTTACTGGAGCAGATGTAAGAGCCTCGCCCGTTCTTGGGTCTGAATACGCCTCTTGTGGATTACCCGCTTTTAATGGAATACTTGGAAATACTCCAATGATAACAGGTTCTTGAGCATTTTCACCATCAATAAAGAATCCAAAAACCATATCACTTTCTTTTGGCGCGTATGGGTGTGGATTATTTGTAGGAAGACTAGGCATAGCCCATGGTAGATTTTCAGTTGGCAATTGCATTTTATTATCTGCGTGCCAACCCATACATCTCACACGACAACGACCAAGTTTTAATGGGTCTTGACGGTCTTCAACAACACCTACCCACCAAGTGAATCCATGTTTACCAGCAAAATCTTTATTTTGATTTTCCATTAGATATATTTTAATAATTTCTTGTTTTGTTCAGGATGGCTTACAATACTATATGGATTATTAGTAGAACTAGAAGCCACTTCAATAATAGTTTCGTGTTTATTTAATCCAATAACATGTCTTGCAGCCACTATAAGATATTTACCACTCAAACTAGGGTCTTCATTTGAATCACCCTTCTCTTTAATTGCATAAACTGGTGCCGAAAAATTCACATTAAATCCCGAAGATAATTGAAAATTACCAGGCATAACAACTTTTATTCTTTTATTTGTTAAATTTTTGAGTATCGCTTTTCTTTGAAATAAATAACTTTCATAATTCTCATCTTTTGAAATCGATGATGAATCATTCTGTTTAATGTATTCTGAATATTTCCGAGCTGTGCCAAAAAAACTTAATACTTTACGAGCATCGTAAGAAGTATCATTAAATTTATTATCTCTATTTTGAATAGCGGAATAAGTTGAATTTAAATTGCCATGTTTTATACTTGAAAAATGGTCAGCATAAGTAACATTTCGTGTGGCAAAAGTTCTAGTCATAGGGTCAAAACCAATAAATTTACCAGCATTAACACCACTTCTAATTTTATCAATAGAATCACTTTGCATTATTACTTCAAAACTACGAGCATTACTTAAATCCCGAATTGAATTACTTCCTGCTAAATTTTGCGGACTAAATTTAACATCTAAAATCGCTTGTTTTGTTAAAAGTGTGGATAACGAAACAAAATTATAGCCAATAAGATTTTTATAAAAAACATAGCTGGGTGATGTTTCTCTATCTAAAGCTCTTTTGGCACACCATTCAATTGCATCTAATGGCGATAAGTTAGGTATAACCACTTTACGAATGCCTGAAGAATCTTCATAAATGCCTTTTAATTGATTTTTTGGAACTTGAAGATAATTAAGTAGTATATTCTCAACAATTTCTGAATAAGTTGCTTCATAACTTTGATTTATTTTTTGTTGGTCAGAATATATAAGTTCATCTGATACGAAATTAAGGATATACGATTCACTATTTTGATTCAAGTTTATTCGATTTGTTTGCTTATAAATTCTATATGCTTTTTTAATACGACCAATATCAGAATCACCATCTTTACCAATATCGATTAAAATAGCTTCTGATCCATCAAATAAAAATTTAGATGATAAACCTTGTGAATCAGTAATTACTATATTGCCGCTCATTATGGGCATAAACAGAGAATCATAAAGATTTAATTCAATAAAAAGATTAGTGATATCAAAAGAACCACTCTTTGTTACAATTGTTATTTCATTAATTGCAAATTGCCCAGCATTTTTTATTGACAAACTCATAAGTTAATCGCCTCTAATCACACGTCTAAATTCTTTTTCTACTTCTGGAACAAATTCTTTTTTGAGTAGATTAATTTCTCGTTTAGCTTCATTTTCTTCCACTTCATAATCATAATGAGTTTGTTTTTCTTTTGAAATCTTTTCAGTCACGATTGCACCACTATTTAAAGTATAAGATGTTGTTGAAGCCGCTACATTTGCATATGTATTAGCATCTACTTGAAATTTTTCTGTAATGATTGTGCTATCAGAAGATGTTCGTGTAATAATTTTATAATAATTTTTAGTATTGTTGGTGCTCTTGGCCCATTGAATACCAGAAACGGGTGTAGTGTTAGCTGTACCATTGGCTGTGTATTTGTTATCAATAAAAGATATTAGAGTATTATTATTTAAAGGCCAATCATATTGTGGGTCAATGATATCATTAAACAATAATACAATCCAATGCCTTTCAGAGTTATCGTAAAATTTAGAAGCGATAATCTCTGGTGTATCAGAATCTTTAACTGAATATTTGTAAAAAGCTGATGAATTTTCTTTTAACTTTTTTTCAAAACCAAAACGAGCAACAATATTAGTAACAGTATCAAGACCTGTTGCTTTTGTATTACTTGTATAAAATGTTGTTGGATAATAATTAAATAATTTTGCCATTTTGCTTATTTTTCTATATTAAGAAGGATATGTTAATGTAGGTAAATCTTTTCTAAAATCAAATTTAGTAAGATATGTAATTTCTCTAAAATTAAGCGTCATTTGAATTGCTACTGGCATACCAGTTCTACCTAATGTTGGTTTATTTTCACCAGGAACTTCATAAGCCGTAAAACCTTGAGGAGCATAATTTATTTGAATCTTTTCTAATACACATTGACCAATTTGTGGAATGTTTGGATTTTCTGATCCACCATAATAAAATGATATTTCAAATTCTGAAGGAGGAATTAATAATCCATCATTTTGACCAGAATCATTTAAACTTAAATCTGGCGCTTGATGATAACGCAATCTTTCCATTAATTTTTGAACCTCCAAACCTTCGGCTTCTGACCTAGGATAAAATAAAAAATCAAATTGAAAACTTCTAAATTCTGGAGCTGAATATAACATCTCAAGCATAGGATTTAAAACTTTACCTGTGGCTGCAAATAATCCTAATCTTGCACTATCACCACTACCAGTTGCTCCCGCCAAACCTTCAAGAAGAACTCTGCCCGCACCACTTCTGGCAGCTCCTTCAAGACCACCAACAAAATCACCATCTTTAATTTTATCAACAACACCTGGAGCGTTAGCGACGGCTTGACCTAAAATTTCTTTTCCGGGAGATTGACTTTGGTAATTTTGAGAATATTCAAATTGTAATGTATCGGGCATGTATAATGCAATTGCATCGGTTGTGCGTGTTGTTTTTCTCAAAAATCCTGGACCCTTATCTGTAATTTTTTTAATTGAATTATCGACAACAGCATCGGTGGAAAAACTAGGAATGTCACCATTAAATATACTGTTTTTAGTAGATACTACACCAGAATTTACTTTATCAGCTGCGGTTTTGGCTCCTGCTAAATTTTTGGATATCAAATGTGATGGTGCAAAATTGCTAC